TATGTAGCTGGCGTAGCTTACATTGACGTTCCTTCAATCCTTGGCCTCACAACCGCTCTTGGTCTTGATGCTCTTAAGGATGCTGGATTTGCTACAGCTAACATCACTAACACAACAGGTGTTACAAATACAGCTACACAGCCAACACAGATCAACGTAACAACAACTACTGCCGCAACTGTAACCGTCTCTGGCGGAACAAGCACATGGCCAGTAGGTACAAAGGTAACTATCGCTACAGGTACAGGTATCCCAGCAGCACTTGTTGGTACTTGGACTGTAACAGGTGGTTCAGGAAGCACACTTGTTATTGCAGGTTCAGGATGGACAGTTGCCGATTCAGGAGCTATCACACCTGGTACAAAGCTAACCGGTGCTTCAGGCACAGTGAAGTCACAGTCAATTGCAGCAGGTACAGCTTCAACAGCTCTATCAGCAACAATTACAATGACATCTTGGGCATAATCTTCCCAACACAAACAAAAAGCCCCCGGTTAATAGCCGGGGGCTTTTTGCTATACCTTGACGCGATTTCTGCGTCGTAGTATCAATCGTCGTTCTTCTTCCGTAGTTCCTGCCCAGATACCGCGTTCGCGGTTTTCTATGGCCCACTCTAAACAAGCAGTATGGAACTGGCACGTTTTACATATCGGTTTAAGTTCTGTTTTTGCTCTTGCTTCTTCTACCCGATCTTCGGGGAAGAAAATAGCTAATTCCAATTTTTGACAAGGTTGCGTTCCATCAAAAGACGGAGCGTTATTAATACCAGCCCTTCTTTTGCCAGAAACTCCACGCGTTGCATGCACCATTGGGGTCATTCTCGGATCCATATCTCTTGTAAATATATCGTAGTCCGTATTTAATTTGGAGTTCGGCTACAGCGGTCTTTTCAACCTCGTAGTTGCCCCATGTTGAGGGCATGAACTGGGCAATCCCGTAAGCTCCAGATGACTTATTTAAAGCCTTTGGATTGAAATGGCTCTCTTTCATCCAGACGTTACGAAGACACTCCCACTCACTCATCTTCCAGTCTTTGGTAAAGACTGTCAAGAAAGCGAGCGCTTCAGCATCAAAGTATTTGACGCTGTCACTTGCCAAGGCCGCCTTGGCTGCTGACTTTGTTGTTTGAACCTTTAAGTGCGTTAAGTTAGCTGTAATTACCTTTTCAGGCTTTAAGCTAGCCGGTGGTTCAATCGACAAAGCGTATGCTGGAGTTATCAAGTGTGCTATCAGGATCATTCCCGCTACCGCACCTGCTCCAACCTTTCGTAGATTAATCGTTAGATTAATTCTGATATTGAGCATTTAATTGCTCCTCTCAGTTGGCAAAAGCCACCTTGTGAGTGGCTTCCTTAACTCTAGGTTGCCACAGAGTTACAAGATGAGTCAAGTTCAAACAGATATATTTTTTATATTGAGACAAATTTACGCTTAGATGGTCTAATTTATTTATATAAATCTCGTGATTTGAGACGGACAACACACTCTTCTATTTTGAACTTGACATCTTCTACAGAATGAGTATGTGTAAATGACTATATCTGATTGGGCCGCACTAACCTCTGTTGTTTTTGGAGTAGGCGGAGTAACTATTATTGGAATTAAGTGGACCATCAAGCATTATCTGGCTGAACTTAAGCCTAATGGTGGATCTAGTATGCGTGACTCAATTAATAAAATTGCCTTTGACGTAACTGAAATGCGTGTATCAATGGCTCGCCTTGAAGGCCGCTTTGATCAGCATATTGACGAATCCCCTGAGTGGTAGTACTTTTGTGGAGCTGAGGCGCTTTACACGTGGAGCCCTCACCTAACACGAAAGAGAGCAAAATGAATACAGCACAACTTCAAGCAGCATTTGGTTCTTATATCCGCGCATCAGCGGCAGCAGTAGCGGCCCTTTACATGAGCGGCATTACGGACCCAAAGACCCTCCTTAACGCGTTCATTGCTGGACTCGTAGGACCGCTTGCAAAGGCAGTCAATCCAAAAGACAAGTCAATTGGTATTGGTGCATCTAAGTAACTAGACTTACCAAGAGAGGGGCTGATAGAGATATCAGCTCCTTTTTTGTTGTATACTGATTGCGGAGGTAATAATGATTAAATGCGCTAATTGCGAGGCAGCAGCTGTTTACACAGTAGCTGACCCTACGGCTAATTCTGTTGACTACTGTTCTACTTGCTTACCACGCTGGCTACTTACTGAGGCTGCTGAGGGTAACTTTGCTCTTCGTTCCGAGGGGCCAAAGAAAGAAGAAGAAAAGCCAAAAGCTGTAAAAAAGAAAGCAGAAGAGACCGTAGAGGAAACTCCTGCCGATGAGAGTAACTAAGAGAAACGCAGTTCAGGTACATCCTGTACCAAAAACTATGATGGACCCTAAAGGTCCTTTTCCTAGAGAACTCTTTGATGAACCAGATATTGTTGTGGACTATGAGCCACAAGATAATGAAGACGGTAGCAACTTCCCTTTAGGAGCTACCGCCCAAAATGACTTCAAACCTATACGATATTTACGTTGTTCTGTATGCTTAGTCCGGGTATTAGAGACCGAGACTCAAGATCACGTTTGTGAGGACTAATGGCTAGACGCAGTAAAGCTTACCAAGAGGGTATGCAACGACTTAGCGAAGGTTTAGCTCAAGTTAAAACTAATACCTCTGCTGAGGTAGCAAAACGAGAACTTAAAGAGAGCCGCAACGAGGTACTTGAAAATACCGAGTGGCTTGTTAGCGTACCAAAAGAGCTAAAAAACGCTGGGGCTGAGGTTAAGAACGCCCCTACTACAAATCAAGAACGACCACGAGCCTGGACTATTGCCTATCACCCAACCGATAAAAAGCTTGTAGTTGTTTTTAGAGATAACACTTGGTGGCAATATAACAACGTCCCTACCCATTTATGGGAAGGTTTAAAGGCTAGCGGTTCTACCGGTAAATTTCTTAGATCTTCTGGTCTTGATCAATGGCCTGATATGGGACCAGCCGATATGAATGATTTCTCTTCTGGGGCTAAAGAGCGTATCAGCCAAACAGCTATTATTAGCAGCAAGCTAGGTAAGCAACTACCGGATGACTTTAATATTAAGAACTTTACAGCAAAGGAAATATTTAACGAGATTCTATGAAAACATACGGACAACTATACGTCGGAACACTTGAGTACTACCACCGCAAATTTCTACCAATTGCTGAGATTGGTTGGACGCAGGAAACAGACCACCCTTATCGTAAAGGCTCTTGCCTAGTTTTTAGGCTCCCATTTACCAAACCTGGGTTTTACATCGGAAAGTGGATCCCTGGATCTGAATTGCCATTTGAAGACGATAATGCAATAGACTCCCGCCTATCGGATGCTATGAAGGTCCGCAAAATTTGGGAACCGGAGGACGGCAGCTATGAAGAAGCTTTTTTCAAAGAATAGTGAATCTTGGGATAAACCGTTTTCTGAAAAAGTAGCAAAGCGTGTATCTAGAATCCCTACAGCAGAGTTAGAGATGTGGCTAGAACAGTCCATTTATGAAGTTGGTCGTTGCCTTTCTGGTTACACCAAGAGCCGTGAAATGGTTTATTTACAAGAAGCAAGGACTGGAGCTGAGGCTCTTCATGCTGTCGTTGAAGAGCTTTACAAAAGAAACGCTAAGCCTTAAATAGATTTGTCGACTTTATGCTAAACTAGGTCTTGCCTCTCTCTTCCTCTCCCCGTGTGGTGGCAGCAAAGGGCCCTGGGTTTAACCGCCCAGGCTTTTTGTTTTTAACTAGACTTAAGGTTAATATGGAAAACAACATTGTTCTAGAAGATGACGACGAAGAGTTCTTCCCCGTAAACGAGGATGAAGAAGATCTTGCGCCGGAAGAAGAAATTGAAGAGCTTGACGAACTATCAAAAGAGTTTGTCCAAAAGATAACTGATCGCACAATTCAATTTATGACCGCACTTGTGGGTCATGAGTTACACCCATATCAAATGCCTCTTGCACGTCGCATTATTGAATCTGTAATTATTAATGACGGTGAAGAAATAACAGCACTTGCTGCACGTCAGTCGGGTAAGTCAGAAACTATTGCTAACACTGTAGCTACACTCATGGTGTTGTTACCTAGACTTGCAAAAATGTACCCAGATCTTCTTGGTAAATTTAAAGAAGGTATTTGGATTGGTATGTTTGCTCCTGTTGAAGGTCAGGTAGAAACACTTTTTGGTCGTACAGTAAATAGACTTACATCAGAAAGAGCGCTTGAGATCCTTGGCGATCCGGAGATCGACGACAGCCTAGGTAAAGTACCTGGGGTTACTCGTCAAATTAAACTTAAGAATTCAGGCTCATCTCTTATGATGATGACAGCTAACCCTAGAGCTAAAATTGAATCTAAGTCTTTCCATTTAATTGTTATTGATGAGTGCCAGGAGGCAGACGACTTTGTTGTATCAAAATCTATTAGCCCTATGCTTGCTTACTACTCAGGAACTATGGTTAAGACAGGCACTCCAACTACAAGTAAGAACAACTTTTACCGCTCGATCCAATTAAACAAGCGTAGGCAGACCGGCCGCAGCTCACGCCAAAATCATTTTGAATGGGATTGGCGAGATGTAGCTAAAGTAAATGTTAATTACGGTAAGTTTATTAAAAAAGAAATGCTTCGCATTGGGGAGGACTCTGATGAGTTCCAGATGTCGTACTCATGCAAATGGTTGCTGGAGCGAGGAATGTTCGTTACATCAGCTATTATG